TTAGAAAGTGTAAATCTTGTACTACTACGTTTACAGCACGTTGGGGTAACCTTAGAAAATGTATTTCGTGTTATAAAGCAGAAAAATGAAGTTAAAAATATCTACTAGTAATATATTAAGGAACAAAAATGGCAAATGCTACCAATAAAGAACGAGTTCAATTGTGGCGTGAAAAAAATGCAGAAGCGAACCGCCTACGGAACAGAAACTACTCAAAAAAGTATTATGTTTGGAAAATGATATCGGCGGAGTTTAGGAATATCCAAACTGACATTTTCCAATAAATTGAAACAAAATCTTTATATTTGTCCAAATGGATATAAAGATTTTCTCAGTAATATATATATAAGATGATTTACTGCCTCTACGAACACGTTGATCGCACACGAGTAGAACAACTCATTAAACATAATGCTATTGATGACGATGTTAGGAAACAATTGAAATCTTACTTGAGGAAATATGACAACGGAAATAAAGCATTCAAGGTAGAATATGAGCCACAGGGGCTAATGATTGGTAGGAAGTATGCTAAGGGTTCGTTGTCGTTGCAAAATTTTAAGAAGAGCATTCGTGAAACGCTGGTACATGACACCCACACCGATATTGATATTGTAAATTGTCATATTGTTTTGTTATCTCAATATTGTGATAAAAATGGATTGAAATGTGCATGCTTGGATGATTACGTTGACAATAGAAACGTTCGTTTGCAAGACATCATTCATTCATTTAAGACATCACGAAAGATTGCTAAGGAATTGATATTGGTTATGATGTACGGCGGAAATGTAAATGATTATTGTTGTAAAAACGGGTTTGATCTCACCGTCCCTATGCCTGAGTGGATCGGCAAACTAGAACAAGAGTTGATATTATTGACTGACCGTATCTCTGCCATCGAAAGTACTATAATGACAGATGTGAAACGACTAAAGAAAAAAGAATACCAAAATAAAAAAGCATCTTGCTTGTCGTATGTCTTGCAAGTTATTGAAGACGACCTTATTATGAGTGGTTCAACCAAACTAAAACAATTGGGGTATGAAGTGGATACGCTTTGCTTTGATGGAATGCTCGTGAATAAAAACGACGTTTCCACCGATGTACTGGAAGAACTTTCTGCCTATTGTTTTGAAACGACAGGTTACAAGGTTGAATTTTCGTTTAAACCCATGGATAAGCATTACGAATGTGTACCTGAAGAATACGACTTCTCTGATTATTATTTTAAATGTCTTGATGAATATAGTCAAACCTATTGTGCATCTCTTGTAGGTGAAACATCTGAAGAGACCTATCAGTTGCGAAAAACTTACTTGGAACATTTCATCTGTAAAGTCCAGCAACCTCAAACAGTATATTTATATCAAAACGGTAAACATAAACTCCCACAAATCATGAACCCTACCGAACTAAAAGAATTATTTAAACCAATTCAGAGTGGATACGTGTCACAACAAGGCGTTCCACAAAGTTTTACTGACCGATGGACGAATGACGTGAACCATAGATTATATCGCACGATGGACTTTATTCCGTTTAACCAAGAAAGTCCAATTGAAGACGATAATGTTTTCAATCTTTTTGAGGGATTTAATCCTGATATTTATGGTGAGGAGATGGATCAGGACACTATTCAGAAGAAGATTACCCCATACCTAGATTTGGTTAAAGAATTATGTGGAGGAGAGGAAGATCACGCTATGTATTTCCATCGTTTTATCGCACAGATATTCCAAGATCCTAATCGTAAAGTTCCTATCTGTGTCATTTTTAAAGGAAAACAAGGTACCGGTAAAAATATGATGTTGGATGCCATTGGTAATATGTTAAACAGAACACATTATATCACTTCGTCCAAACCCACAGACTTCTTTGGTGACCATGCTGAAGGGTTTTGTAAAAAACTGTTAGTAAATCTAAACGAATGCGAAGGCAAGGATACTTTTGATTTTGAAGGGAAAATTAAATCGTTTATCACAGAGGACACTATCACCGTCAACCCAAAGAATGTGAGACCATACAGTATTGCTAACCCAGCAAGGACAGTTATCACTACCCAGAAACCCAATCCTGTCCCTATTGATGTCAAAACCAAAGACAGACGGTATGTAGCATATAAAACTACTGACAAATATCTTAAAATGTCTTCTAAGTTTTGGACACAACTATACAACCATCTACGGAAACCGGAAACGATGCAAGCGTTGTACCAGTGGTTTATGAAGTTTGACTTGACGGATTTTGACTGGATTAAGCGTCGTCCGCTGACCGAAGCATACAAGGAAATGTGTAATCTATATTCCCCGATCGAAGCGTTGTTCTTTGAAGAATTTTACGATAACGAGACATGGGTAGGGTTGGGATATAATGGTAAAAAAGATCATATTATTTCTATATCAATGCAGGACTTATTTGATGCATATGAAGGGTTTTGTAGACGACACAGGTTCTTGAAAGATGATACAAAAGCCACATCATCCCGTGCATTTATTTCAAAGTTGGTGGATTTGGAGATTCCTATGACACGACTGAAAACCGATGGTGTCAGATGTGTACGAATTTCACCAAAAGAAGTGTATGATTATATTGATAGAAAACAATGGATTAATGGATTTGATCATGAGAAGGCAGAGTTGGAATATGCCGATAATGGAGATGATGGAGAAGAAGGATACTTTAGTTAGGGTCTTTAGGGTCTTTAGGGTCTTTAGGGTCGTTTCAAGCAAATCTGGGATTGAGAATATATTTTTTTTTAGATGAAGCCATCTCAACTTTTTTTTCATACCTTAGAGGTTCAGACCCCCGAAACGACCCTAACGACCCTAAATTACTGATAAGCAACATTTTCGACGAACCTTCCACTAAACAATAATAACATATCCAATTTTTTATTTGTATATGTTATGGAAAAACACTCACTCCAAATGATTATTAACGATCTACGAAGCAGAAGAGATGCATTAAGCTTAGCCCACGAAAATCTCAAACTAGAATCTGATAATTGGAACAAATGCGTCATAGTAACTTCTTTAATGACTGGCATGTTTGAATCCATTAAGCTACGTATGGGTTGGAATTCTAATGTCGTGGATTTAGTGCCTATTGCTTTGTCCTCTATTATTGCTTGTATCTCCGCATTGATCAAGTTTAAAAACTTCCCTTCACAAATGGAAATATTACTGCAAAGTCAATCACTTTTAACCCATACACTCACCAACGCAAGAAACGAAGACGACATAACTCCTAATTTAATGAAAGAATATCACGAATCGTTAGAAAAATTAGAAACCAGTTTATATCCAGATATTCGTAAAAAGTTTTTGGCACAATCCCATAAAAATCTCATATCTATTATGAAGCAAGAGCAAAAGTATTTTAATAATATTCAATCCATTCACGAAGGCAATTATCCGCCGTCTAGTAGCGATAGTTCTATTGAATCAGGTGAAATTGAATTAAAAAATCGAATAGATCACTTTTAAAGAATAATATAAGATAATATAAGATGCTCTCTAAAGCCGCATAGGTTGCTCGCTAATATATTGATTGGTTATAGCACCCTGGTCTACGTAATCGATTTTTAACATAATATCTAATCTATCATCCGGATCTAATACAATCTCCGTACCATCTTCGTCTTCTAATACAAATTTTGCTCGTTTAAGATTATCATTGCTAAATAACTGTATTTGGTCGGCGTGGATAAGTTCAAATACTTTATTTTCTGTTGTTCCCGACGAAGTAATGTTATTTGTGCCTTGCGACAACATAGCAATCACTGGGATACTATTGGAAGAGGATGCGTAGTTTATGACTGGTAAATCGATTTTAAGTTTCACGGCATAAAAGAGTGGAACATCATCAAAAATTAATTTAACGGAAGATACGCTTATATAGCATTCACGAGAAGATTGAGACAATGTCGGTAGATTGTTCCAAACGCTTAAATTACGATTAGTATTTTCTAAAAACAAGTATTTGGAAGGCATATACTATACGACTAGATTTTATTTGAAATACTTTTTTTTATCTGCACTTGATATTTTTAATACTCTAAAAAAAGATTTCGCTGTCTTATAAACTCTTGTTTTACGATTTATATCACTGTATTTGATAAGCCCTTTGGTATCGGCCATTAGTGAACTGACACTATCATAGAGCCAAATACAGTTTAGTTTTTCACACTCTTGATCGTTGTATATCAAAAGGATAACGGTCATTTATATTAGTGTATATATTATTTTATTCGGGAGGACTTGGGAATGCTGGATTGCTTTCGCTCCAAGTTTCGGGAAAATCTCTTAACTTACGACGATAACTTAACCACGCTTTTCTATTTGGGTAGTCTGGTAAGGCACGGTGGTCGCTCTCTTGTAATAACTTATTTCTTTTTTCTCGTATTACATCTATTTCCATTTCAGTCCATAATTTATCTAAATGTTCTTTGGACGGAACTTCTCCATATTCAAACTGAATACTATTATAAGAATTGTCTTCTAAACCAAAACCTACCTCTGGATAATGTTTTTCTAATACAGAAACATAGTCCACCATATTATAGGGTTAGAAAATAAATTAGG